AACTTTTCTTGCAATTCATATTGTATGATTGTTAGGATCGTGCTTTCAATTTGTGAAAACCATTCATTAGCCATTTTTATATCTCCTTATTGTGAAAATACTCTTTCTGCAATTTCTTTAATTTGACTAAGCATTTCCATTTCAGAATTGTGCATTGGAGCAAAAGTAGGTGTACCATATGTATGTTGCTTCTGTCCATATTCATCATAATAGAACCATCCCGTAGGACTTTCTGCGTTAGGACTATCAGGATTATACGAACCAATAGTTAAACCAAGTTCTTCACCTTTTGGATGCAAACTGCTTCCTTTTGGCGCATTAAATAACACGCCCGACCCAAACTCGATAAACGCACATTGTTTTCCACTCATAACAATAGATGCACCAAGACTTCCGTTTAGCATCTGCAATGAAACATTTAAATCACTGCCTTTATAAAAAGGAGAAATGCTATTTATTCTAACACTCAAAGCCTTAATACCAACATTAGCAAGTTCCATAACAAACATTTCAGATTTATCCTGGATTGTTTGACTATATTCCTCTATTTTGTCGATAGCTTTTTGTAAAGAACCTTTAGTTGTAAGGGATAATACAATGGTTTTACGTTTCACTCTTTATCACCTTCGATAAAATACATTTCCAAAAGTGTTTTCCTGCATCTAAAACGCCCATAACAATATAATCTGCACTTTCAGTATCAATAGTTCCATCAACGTTGTAAAGGATTTCTGAATCCTTCCAAATCAAAGTGCCTGTTTTAAAAGGAAATTCGTTTTTCCTATATGTCATTTTTGCATTTCCTAGTTTTTCACCACCAAAGGCTTTCATTTCATCCTCTGTTAGATCGCCACTTATGGAATTGTAAAAAGATATAGGCTCTGAATATCCGGCTTTTGTTTCGCCCGATGATTTAGGAATCTTTTCTCCACCATGGATGATGTAAATAATGTTCCCTTCATCGTCAGTTTCATAAATAGGAATCTGTGTTTCAAGTTGTGAATAATACATCAACTGCTTAATACGCCTTGCGGTTCGCATATTCACACCCCCTTAAAGCACTGTTGAAATAGGTCTAATGCCCCAAAACAACGTTTCCCTATCAACATATGAAATATTCATGCCCGTTTCAGAAAAACTCTTCTGTCCTTCTGCACCACTTTGATTATAATCATACAGCGCTATGTTACGAATAGTTGAATAAAACTTTACCAAGTCGCTTTCGATTTTTTCTGCGCTATATGTTGTGGGATAGTTCCTTGCCGCTCTAACTTCCATAACAGCATTATTAATCTTAGAAGTTAAAAGCGGAAGGTTAAACAAATCCCCATCCGTCAATAAAATTTCCGTTGTTAAATCTGTTGTTATTTCCGCTTTCATTTCTTCTATAGTCATAATTACAACCCCAACTTTTCGATAAGAATATCTTTAAGCTTCGTTCCTGAAATATTTTCTGCGCCTTCTACGCCTTGCTCTGTAGCCAATGCACGAAGGTTAGCCACATTCATCGTAAGAATATCAGTTTTTGAATATTCCTTCTTCTCTGTTTCCAAAGGTAAAGGAGTTTCAACTACTGTTTCCTTTTTTACGGGCTTCTTAACTTCCTTTGTGGCTTTTTCAATATTCTTCAAAGCTTCTTTATACTTCTTGTTTCTTCTTGACATCATTCCCATATTAAGATTCCTCCAACACAAGGTCTGTCAAATCATACTCAAATCTTTCCACTTCTTCGGGAGTTGTAACTTCAACAACAAACTTCTGCGCATTGTCGTGAATCTTGAATACGCCATTTCTATCGGGATCGTTGATAATCTCAACAAGCCCCGTTCCCTGTGAGGGATCAAGACCAACCTTAATAGAAGTTGCTTTAGGATCAAAATTACTAAACTTCAATGCCAGGAAATTGCCATCACCTGCAAGTGGTCCTGATTGTGCAATACCACCTTCGATGAAATGCAAAGTTCCCGAAATGGAATCCTTTGTTACGACAACATCTTCTTGCATATCGCTTACGGGAGTGCCGAACAAAATAGTGTCACCATCTTCGGCTTCTACAGTAACACTTATGAGAAAGACAGTTTGATAAGCTTGCTTGTATCGTATACATAAGGAGCAAACAGCTTAGAACCGATAATGTAGTTCAACTGTGCAATCTTGTCACGATCAAACTCAACAAGAGTATTTCTCTTCATGTAGATTGCCAATGCGTTAGGCTTAACGATAAATGCCTGTGCGCCAACTGCTTCCTTCTCATAATACTTGCCAAGGTCTGCTTTAACAGGCTCTGCAACTTCTGTGTAAACACCATTAACCAATACATAATAGGTCTTAGTTACATCTACCTCTGTATCGGAAGTCTTTACATACTCGTCATGTGCGTTAAGTCTGTTAGATGTGATAACCTGGCATCCATGAACCATACCGATTGTACCACGAACAATAGCCTGTGCGCCCATTTCAGTGTTAGGAATCCAAGAATTAGATTTACGCAATCTTGCATAGAAAGCAGGGGGGATAACAATAACCTTCTGACCATCAATATCTTCACCAAACAGTGTAAGTGCATCTGCAATCTCATCTGCCGGATCACCACTTGCAGAAATAGTATCTGTAAGAGTTGCATTTAATCTCATGTTCTGCAATAACTGATTTTCTACGCCACTGTTCATAGCTGTAAGGATCTGTGAACCTGCTTCTGCGGTAATATCACCAGCGCCGGAAATGATTGCTTCATCGGTAATTTCAACTGCTTTACCAATCTTAGCAACCTTAACTTTTGCAGTAGAAGCGGACAATCTTGCAATAGGAATATCCTGTCCTTCACCAACGAAAGTCGCATCACCAATGTAGGAATAAGAAGGCAATGTAATTTCATCACCAGGTCTACCAACCAAAGTGGTATCGATCTTTGCCAAAGGTGATAATCTGATATAATCTGTAAGTTTCTTGTCAATAAAATCTGCTAATACTTCGGGATCAACGAGATTAGCTAACATGGTTGTAACATCACTAGCCGCCATATTATTTTCCTTTCTACCTCTTTTGAGGATTTACAATTTCATTAATCTGTCATACTCTGACGGATTTTCTCTTTTTAATTTTGTTCGATCAATGAGTGACATTGCATCAAACTGTTCCTTTGTGTAAGCCTTGCCGGATGTACCGCCAATATTTACATCGGGACGATTCTTCAAAAACTCTGCTTCCCACGCTTTTTTCTGCGCTTCGTTAAACTGCTTTTGAATATCCAAAAGTGTCTGTGTGTCATTGTCCGCTTGTGCAGTAGCCGCTTTTTTTGCTAGATCCTTAGAATAACCCATATCCATAAAATTCTCTGTGAGATTCTGAATCTGAATCGTTTTCTTCATTGATTCAAACTCTGCTTCTCTTTGTGCGATTGCTTCTGCCTTTTCTGCATCCATGACTTCCTTTTCGGATTGAGTAGACCGATATTTCTCTTTCCACTCTTTTGCTTCTTTTGCATTTTTATCGGATTGTCTATCAGACTTTGCTTTTTCAACCATCATCTGATTGTACTTTTCCTCTAATTCTGCAAGTTTTGCACGAAGTTCATTTTCAGTGTTTCCACCATTATTAGTGGATTCATCTGCTTTTCCTTCGCCTGTTCCTTCGGGATTCATCCCTTCTTTTGACAATTCATCTGCCATACTTACTTTCCTTTCTGCATTTTAAGTCTGCACGACTTTGCTCTGTTTTACGTCATTTCCCTTGACGTTTGCCCCTTTACGTTCTTCCCCAACGGATTTTTACGGCTTTTCTGCCATATATCTAAACACATTTCTGTGTTAGTTATCTGTCTTTTCCAATGTAATAGCGATTGAAGATGAATTTCCAACAACACTATTTACTGTCCAACTAGCCACATTCTTAGCCAAAATATCGCCTTCTACTCCGGCATAACCCTGTGACTTAAACTCAATAATGATCTTTTCAGTATCGCCATCAATAATTGTTACATTTACATTCTGTGTTCCAAGAGTAGAAATAAATTCCAATAACGTCATATTTCTCACCTTCCTTTATAAATATTCGCATACACAACGGCATCCGGCTATTTCTTCCTCTGACCCTTCGGGATCACCTGGATAATATAGCAAACTATCACCAACAACAAAATAATCATCAATAGGAATTGTTTTACCTTCGACTTCCCTATGTGTTTTCCGCACACGTTCATCCCTTTGTGTTCTCCACCTTTTCATTGTGCAACCATCTTCTTTTGCTTCTTCCAATTCTTCATATCCAACGACTGAATTGCTTTCATTCGCACTTCCTATCGTTGCTCTATCATCTGAAACAAAAAACGACGCGTCTGCTTTATTTAAATGATCTATAGTAGTATCTAAATATTTCCGTGTAAAATCTTGAATGTAATTTTCCAAAAAGGCATCTATAACAAAATACTGTGAAATTG